CGCTGTTTTACGACGTGTTGCAGGAACGCCCCTCTTGGAAACTCATCGCGAACTACTTCACCCTCGAGGGCAAAACGGCTGTCACCAACGTCCCGGAATTCTGTGGTTGGTATCTATACCCCTGCGGCGCTGTCCGCAACCCAGTCCTGCTCGCGTTGAAGATCGTTTTCCGTCAGGCACGCGGAGAGCTCGACCGGACCCTAGACAGTTACTTTCTGGAGTCGCAGATTGCACATCGCGCAGGCGATGCGCTCTTCGACCACCTGCCACCACTTGCTTTGGAGGCTCAGCGCTGGATCACCGACTTCTGCTTCGCGAGGCCACACCTCATCCCACATCTCTCTTCCGCCGCTGACATCAAGCGCCATGCGCACCTTCCTCTCTCTCACATTCCGGCGGCCACCCTCCTGGCCCTGTCTCTGACCTCGGAATGACAATTACAGAGCCGCACCGGGTCTCCTTCTGGTGTGCAGGCTCCCGCCTTCTCTTTCATCATTTTCACTCTCCATGCGTCTGCGGCATCCCGTTTCCCCATAAACCCTTTTAATAATTTCTCTTGTATAACGTCCTACCCTTTATCAACATGTCTTCATCCATCACCATCGGCGCGACCACCTTCCTCGATTTCTACAAGACCGGCTTTGTCACCGAGCAGGATGGATGGGCAGTGGTCAAGTTCCTCGAGAACAAAACCGTCAAGAAGTACATTGACAGCAGCGCCCACGCCGCCATCACCGACGTTCACATCACGTGTGGAGGTGACTGCACTGCGGCTCTCGTCCCTGATTCCTGGGGCACTCCCACCTCGTCCATCACCGTCGAGGCTGGGTTCGCTGGCGTACCTTGTCCCGTCCAGACGACCACTTACATGCCTAAGACTGTCGTGCCCATGGACGACTATCTCGTTCCGCAGATCTTCCCAAAGGTCCTTGCCGGTGAGCCGCCCCTGCTTTGGCTCCACACCACCGGCCACAAGAAGGTCACCGTCAATTTCACCATTTGGCGTCACGGCTTCAAGCCACAGAAACCCTTCTGAGGATCAGCTGGAACGCCCGGAGCCCGTTCCAGGACTGCCGGTGGACGCACAGGTCCAGCTCCGCCCCCCGCACCCACTCATCCCGGCTCTGGTAGCCGACATCGCCGCACTTCTCCTCTTCGCCAGCCCGCTCCCGCTCCCGCTCCCGATCCTGTTCCTGATCTTGAGCCAGAACCGGTCCCTGAGCTCGTCCCAAGTCGTGAAGCCTCACCGCTCCCGACGCCTCCTGATACCCCCGCTCCTGACGCTGATGGTTTCCAAAATCGTGCACCGACGCCCCAAGCGCGTGCTTCTTCTCCTTTCTCTTCCAT